ATGAAACTCAACGCTCGCCAGATAGAGACAGCAAAGCCGAAAGAGAAAGCCTATAAAATGGCTGATGGAGGCGGCTTGTATCTTGAAGTCTCCCCTAAAGGTTCCAAATACTGGCGCATGAAGTACCGCCGCCCGTCTGACAAAAAGGAAGATCGGCTCGCTTTTGGTGTATACCCGACGATCACTTTAGCTGAGGCTCGGGGTAAGCGCGATGCAGCAAAGAAATTGTTGTCTCAGGGCATTGACCCCAAAGTGGAGCAAAAGGGGGCACAAGCTGAAATTGAGGGGGCATATTTATTTGAAACTATCGCAAGGCAATGGCACGCAAGTAATCTAACTTGGAGCGAAGATCATAGCCATCGCGTTCTGCTGACCCTTGAGCAGTATATTTTCCCCTCGATAGGTCAAATTGACGCTAGGACGTTGAGAACCAGCCAGCTTCTCAATCCGATCAAAGCTGTCGATACGGCAGGTAAACATGATGTTGCGCAGCGACTGATGCAGCGCGTAAACGCAATTATGCGTTTCGGTGTGCAGAATGACCTTCTTGAGTCAAATCCTGCCAGTGATATGGCTGGAGCGCTTTTAAGCGTTAAGGCGACTCATCACCCAGCGCTACCCCCAAAAAGAATCCCTGAGTTCCTTGAAAGATTATCACGCTATAAAGGGCGACTAATGACACGGCTTGCCGTTGAATTAACGCTACTTACATTTATTCGTTCAAGTGAGATGCGTTTTGCTCGCTGGAGTGAAGTTAACTTTGAACGAAGCGAGTGGACGATACCCGGAATTCGTAAGCCTATTCCCGGCGTAAAACACTCTGAGCGTGGGATGAAGATGAGAACTGAACATATTGTTCCGCTGAGCAAACAGGCATTTGATATTTTTAAACGTTTACATGCCTTGAGCGGTAAAGGTGAGGTGATATTTCCCAGCGATCATGACCCTAAAAAAGTAATGAGTGAAAATACAGTAAATAGCGCCTTACGTGTAATGGGATATGATACGAAAACGGAAGTATGTGGTCATGGATTTAGAACTATGGCGCGTGGTGCGCTAAGTGAGTCGAAACTATGGAATGATGACGCTATTGAAAGACAGTTAAGCCACGTTGAACGAAAAAACGTGAAAGGTTCATATATGCACACTTCTGAATATCTTGAAGAAAGAAGATTAATGCTGCAATGGTGGGCTGATTACATTGATGCTAACAAGAATGGATCTATCACACCATATGATTTTGCGCGTGTGCATGGAAAATAATTACCATTGTGTGGCTACGGAGAGATTTAAATGAATAACACACAATCTGATAATAATTTGTTTTATTTTAATAGGTTAACGTACATTACGCCACACGAAGTGGCGCTTGCTATGAATGGTTTTGACTATGATACCGAAAATGATGAATTGACTGAGATTCAATTAAAAGAGGTTATCAGATTAAGAAAGGCAATAACCAGAAATCTACAACTGATTAATGAATATAAAAACATATCCGCCACGCAAAAAGTGGAAGCGAACTTAGTATTAACTGCCGCTTATATCTTTCAGAGGGAAGATATTGTACCTGTGGAGATTAAGGAAAGAATTGAGAACGCATTGCAACAACAGGTAAAAAATAAAGATTGGGGCGATATTTTAATGATGCTAGGAGGAAATGAATTATATGAAATTGGTAAAAAATTAAGGAGTAATGGCAGGGGGCAGTATAGAAAAGATGACGAGGATAATTATAGTTGTAAATTAATTTACCTGCTAATTGAATTACTTAAGAAACATGGAAAGGTAAATTATAGCGATAATAGTGTTATATATAATGATATTATTTCTTTTTGTAATGAAAATGAGATTCCATTGAAAGGAATTAAAAAAGCTACGTTTTATAAGAAAATAAAGTTGGGTAAAGATATTATAAAATACGGAGAGTGATTTTATTAATTACTTTCTGGATATCTCTCATTAGAAGGGGCTACAAGAGGCTCTAAGGGGCTATAGGGGGTAATACAGTGTAATACTGTGGTAATTCCTGAGTAATATGAATCGATAAAACGTAATAATACCTTTCAACGTATGATTTGTTTGATTTTTCATCATATCTATATGAATTTTATTGATTTTATTTTTTGTGCATTTCCTTCTTCTTGTGTTCTTTCATATGAATATCGTTTCTTTTTTTCAGTGGAAATCACCACGTTTCAATAGAATCAACGTTTGTCTTAATAGATTCCATTATCACTAGAATGACTTTTTTTCAGTGTTTAAAGTCACCGTGAACTTAAGTAGAACACGGAGTAACAAGATGGAATATACAAACAACCTTTCAGAGAATCAGATCCTTATCTCAGCAAAAGAGGTGTTAAGACGCGTTCAGCGTAGCAAGGCATGGCTTTACAAACAGCTTTCAAACAATACATTTCCCCGCCCGGTGAAAATAGGAACTCGTGCAATTTCATTTGTTGAAAGCGAAGTCGATCACTGGATTCAAGAGCAAATATATGCCTCTCGTGGTGAACGGCATGAAAATCACTAATAAAAAAGCCCGACAAAATGAGTTTGTGGGCTTAAAAATATTTTCGCTTACTGAAATTAGCATGGAATCTGAGAGAACGTCTATTCGCTTCTCTATTCAGCTTACTTGCTCTGGTTTATTTTTCCTGCGCTGCCGGCGTTTAATCTCGCCTTTTACAGCGGTAACAATAAATTGCGCTTTCGTTTCCCCATCTTCAAGGTTGCTTTCTAATTCTGCAACTACATCATGTGGGAAACGAGCATTAAGTTGCTGCGACTTGTTGTTAGTTGAACCCGTTGCCATTACTGGATCTCCTTGCGTTAGGTGCGATTCAGTATACGCAAAAAAAATGATAATAAAAGACTTGAAGTGCGATTCACTTAAGGGTAGCTTTAAAAGTGAAGGTGCGATTCACCTTGTGAGTGCGAAGCCCGACAGTGCAGCAACACTAACCGGGCTTCTGACCAAACCGCTATATGAGACAACGAAGATGGCTAAACAGAAGTGTACCTGGTTATTCGCGGCGATCAACCGCAGTCAACGCAATGCCCGCCCTGTGATGTTAAGGATAACCGCAGATAACGAGCGCTCAGCGCGGCGCAGACTTGCCCCGGACTACGTGCTGAGTTTTGCCGGTCGCATTCCCTGCGGAGGTGAACATGCGTAATTATCCGCAACCCGGCGAACGCTGGCAGCATGAGCGTGGCTGGACTGTCACGATTATCAGATTAACTGAAGCCTCGCCCTCCGTGGCGCTGGTTAACCCTGAATTCAGCTGTGAAGTGCTGATTCGTCATGACAGCGACAATAAGCTTTCTTCCTGCCCTCTGGCATGGTTTGAGCAGCGGTATACGCGCCTGTTTAATGCCCCGCTCTTTAAACCTTCGCCAGCTCCCGCGGGGGGTAGCGGCTCTGGCTCGCTGACGCTGCATCCGTCGGTGGTATTTACCCGCTGGCGGGAGCGCAGCATACGGCGTTCTGCTGAACCTGACGACAGTCACTATTCAAAGTTTCTCTGACAAAACACCGCTGAAAACGGAGTAATCCACGATGAATATTTCAAACGGGCACAACGGTGCTCAGGGCCACGCTTTGCCTGAAAAACACAATAGCGGTGCTTTTGCGTATGGGTTGTCAGAGGACTGTTTCGGAAAGCTGGCTCGCGCCAGAAAGGCCTGCGACATGTTGCAGCTTCTCTTTTCTGAATACCCCTCGCAGGGCGGAACGCTGGATGCAGGATGTGCGCCAGGCATCGCCGCGCTGATGGAGTACCTGCGGGCAGATTTGACGGATATTGCGCACAGTTGCGAACTGATTGAAGGAGGCACCCAATGAACCAGCCGCAGGTTTCTATTTTTCCGGCAGAAATGACCACTGCGCTTTACCGGCGGGCTATTGCATCGGCCTGGCGCCAGAAAGCGCTGACCGAAACCGGCTGCGATCACTATGGTCCGCACAGTCTGACTGTTGAACGTATTGAAATGGCCATTGCCATGCATATCGAGTGCGCACTGATTAACGAATATGGCGAAGCACAGGGAGCAGCGGCGGCACTGGCGCTGCTGACTGACATGCTGGAGCCATCATTGCTGACCGCGCCACCGGTACTGACTGTGCGCGGCTGTGAAGTGATGGCGGAGCTGTACCGCACACTTCCGGCGGCATTTGATGACTTCTGCAGCTCGGGTGTATCGCTGTATCAGGGGGAAGTATGACAACACAGACGGTTACGCAGATTTCAGCCGCAGCGCGGGGGAAATGGCCCGTCATTCTGCAGATGCTGCGTATTGATGTACCTGAAAACGGCAGGCACGGTCCCTGCCCGAAATGTGGGGGCAAGGATCGCTTCCGCCTCGATGACCTCGACGGGCGCGGGACGTGGATTTGCAGCCAGTGCGGCAATGGTGATGGTCTGGATCTGGTTAAGCTCATAACCGGTTACGGCGTCAGAAAGGCAGCGCAGGAGGTGGCGCAGGTGCTTAATGTGCCGGATGTGCAGGAACTGCCCGTTAAGCCCGCCAGGCAAAAAGCCCCTAAACGCGATATGAGCCTTACCGTGGCGGCCCTGATGAAAGAGAGTCACACGGGAGAAAGCCCCTATCTGACAGGAAAAGGGTTCGCCGGATACCCGGCCTCCCTGACCGGGAGCGTGCAGCATATCAGCGGTAAGGATTTCCCTGCCGGTTCCCTGCTGTTACCGCTTACGACGAACGCCGGAGCCGTGACCGGTGCACAGCTTATCGCCCCGACGGGTGAAAAAAGCATACTGCCCGGCAGCACGATGAAAGGCGCGTTTGTGGCGCTCAGCCCGTTACCGTCTGAACCGCCGGTACAGGTGGTGATTACCGAAGGTTACGCCACGGCGCTGACGGTAAGCCAGCTCACCGCCGGATGCGTAGTGGCCGCCATATCTGCGGGCAACCTGCCCAACGTCGCACAGGCGCTGCGGGCACGCTGGCCTGAGGTAAAAATTATCATCGCCGGTGATAACGATTTTCAGGACGGGGGCGAGAATCCCGGCAGATCCTTTGCTGAACGGGCGGCAAAATCAGTCGGTGGCTGGGTGACGCTGCCACCGGGAGAAATTAAAGCTGACTGGAATGACTTCCACCGTGAGCACGGTATTACACGTGCCCGTGAAGCCTTTCGTAACGGTCTTGTACTGTGCGGAGAAGGCCGCACGCAGCTGCCGCACGGGTTCCGTCTTACCCAGGAATATCTCTGGTATGAAAAACAGGTACAGCGCAACGGTGAGACGGAGATCCAGAACGTCAAAATATGCAACCCGTTGCGCGTGACGGCAATCACCTGCGATGCCGATGGCGGTAATTTCGGGCGACTGCTGGAGTGGGAAGATACATGGGGAGAGCGCCGCCGCTGGGCGATGCCGATGGAAATGCTCAGTGGGAGCGGTGAGGAACTGCGCCGGGTACTGCTGGTTAACGGGCTGTCCTATATCAGCACCACCGGTGAGGCCCGCGCGCGCCTGATGGAATATATCTCGCTGTGTAAACCGGAACGCCGCGTGACCTGCGTCAGCCGCACGGGCTGGCATGGTCAGGTTTACGTCCTGCAGGATGAGGTCAGCGGTGAAGGTGCAGAGGGTGTCATTCTCCAGACCACTTCCGTGCAGGGGCGCGATTTCCGTGTGTCAGGTACAACGGAGGAATGGCGGGAGCACGTTTCCCGTTACTGCACCGGTAACTCCCGCGTGGCGTTTGCCGTCAGTCTGGCCTTTGCTGCACCCCTGTTACGGCTGGTTGGGATGGACGGCGGCGGCTACCACCTCAAGGGGGAATCGACTGACGGTAAGACCACCACCATGAAAGCGGCAACCTCCGTTTGTGGCGGGCCTGATTACTGGCAAACGTGGCGGGCAACCGGCAACGCGCTGGAGGGATGCGCCAGCCGCCGCAACGATGCAGCCATGATGCTCGATGAGATCCGGGAGGTGGACGGACGCGAGGCGGGTAATATCGCCTACATGCTGGCAAACGGTCAGGGCAAGGGCCGTGCCGGTACGGACGGTGAGCTGCGCACCCGTAAGCAGTGGCGGCTGCTGTTCTTTTCAACCGGCGAGCTGTCACTGACCGAACATGCGGCAAAAGCCGGTGAGCGTACCTTTGCCGGGATGGAAGTCAGGATGATCCAGATCCCCAGCGATTCCGGGAAATTTGGCGTATTTGAGGAGCTGCACGGCTTCGACAGCGGCAAGGCTCTGGCGGAACATCTGGAGTGGGCCACGTCCAGCTACTACGGTTCGCCGTTCAGGGAGTGGCTGAAAGCCCTGACCGCTGACCTTAACGGGCTGACGGCACAGGCAAAGTCACTGATGAAGGAATATACAGCCGCCCTGACCCCGAAAGATGCGGGTAATCAGGTAGGCCGGGCTGTGAACCGCTTTGCACTGGTGGCGATGGCGGGCGAGATGGCAACCCGGCTGGGTATCACCGGCTGGCCTGAGGGTGAAGCGCTGCGGGCAACCCGCGTCTGCCTGAACGCATGGCTGAAAGATCGCGGGCACACCGCCAATCAGGAAGATATTGCCGCACTGGAGCAGGTACGCAGCTTCTTTACCGCGAATCAGTACAGCCGCTTTGCTGACTGGCACGACGAGCGTAACCGTCCCGGCAATATGGTGGGCTGGCGCAGGGTGGAGAAAGGCAGTACCGCGCAGGGCACGGAGGCCGTCACCACGTTCTACGTCATGCCGTCCGGCTGGAAAGAAATCTGCCGGGGATTTGACCCGCGCAAGGTGGCGCGTCTGTGCGCGGATCGTGGATACCTGCTGCCATCCACCGATGGCAAGCTGCAGACAACCATTCGCCCGCCAGAGATGAATCCCCGCAGGCTCTATGTCTTCAACAGCGAGGTGCCGGGTTAAGGCTTTGCGTGAGTCTTATTTATTAAGGGTAACAGGTGAAACAGGTGGAACACCCGTATTTTACAAGGGCTAAACCTGTTTCACCTTCTGAAATAGTGAGGTGGAACAGGTGGAACACCAGCCGATCCGCTGTTCCACCTTGTTACCTGCGATGTTCCACCTGTGATGTGCATATAAATGTTTTACAAAACAATGGCGTAACACCTGTTCCACCTGTTTCACCGCATCCGGGACATAAAGCAGGCTGAAACAGAGGCATTTTTATCTGGCTGGCTGTCATGGCCGCGTCTGAATAACCGCAAACGCCCGTTGTGCCAGCCACCACACACTGAGCGCCGATAGTGCGCTTGTGTCAGTCACGACACAATTGACGTAACGAACCAACCCGGCAGGAGAAGTCATGAACAACACTGCAGAGAATAACAACCTTTCCACTTTTCCGGCTGTAACGCAGCAGGCAATGGAAACCCTGAACACAGCCAGAAGCGCATGGCTTGAAGCACGTCGTCGGCAGAAAGCGGCAGCGGATAATATTGCAACTATCCGCCAGCGCCGTGCTGAAATAGAAGCCACGACGAACGCACTGAATGATGAGTGGCGCACACTGTTTCGTGAAAGTCAGGGCGTGGTCTCAAAGGAAATGAAAAAACTGCGCACGGAAATTGCGCTGGGACGAGAAACGCTTGATGATTTTGATGAGCTGCTGGCGGCTCAGGAGAGCGAAAATGCACTTTTGCCACAGGAGACTGCGGAATTAGCCGGAAAGTATATCCACGCGCACGAGGCACTTGTGGGTATTCGCGCAAAACAAATCTGGGAAGATTTTATGCAATCGCATGGTAAGGCTCTCATCCAGACATTGAGCCTGCTCAAATCTACAATGGGCCGCGAAGCCAGCGCAGTTGTCGGTGTGGTACATTCAGTTAATGACCCGGACACACTGCTGAAAGACTTTATTCACAAACATATCACCAAACCGGCTCTTGCTAACACTGCGATGCCGGAACAGGACCCTGTGTTTAAACTGGCGGGTGTTGCGCCGGATTATTCGGCTTGTATCGATTTAAGCAAAACCCCGTCACCGGCGGCCCTTCATAAAATGAAGATCCGTCATGAACGTGAAAAACAGCAGAAACGTAACCGTGATATGGAGAGTATCTGATGGCGCTTAAATGTCCCGAATGCGGCACTACGGCACACGCCAGAACCTCAGCATATGAAGCACCATCGGTTAAACGCTCATGGTATCAGTGCCAGAATCTCGAATGTTCCTGCACATTTACTGCACTGGAAAGTGTGGATACGATAATTATGAAACCCCGGCGCAATGAACAGGAATCAGATGAACCGGAAAACCATGAAAAACAAAAGAAAACGCTCAATCGTTATGGCTCTGCATCAAAACTGTCAAACCGCCAGCAAATCCCTGTCTGATTAGAAAGAACGCCCACGCAATCCCGGTCCAGTACCGGGATTTTTTATACCTTTTTCCTGGCTGGCCTGAGAACGCATGAGTGCATGTCTATGCTGCATGAAAACGCATGAGTCTCATGCAGCATTTTTGACGCGAAAGCCCTTGTATGGCGGCTCCTGAGACGATTTACGAGGTGCATGAAAACCATTCTGTTAAGTGAAGCGGGCAGGCGGGCGGGGCTGCGCGCGCTGAGGGGTAAAAGACAGAACGCCAGCACAATGCCGGCGCAACCGCTGGCAAGAGGGTTGTATGGCGCATCTAACAATCACAGCGCCTCGCCGGGTTGTGTGAGTCCGGGCACACTGTCAGGACATTGACAACCAGAGAGTAAATATCATGAGTGAACTTCTTACTGAAAAAACGGAATCCATTGTCATTCTGGATACACCTGTGCAGCGTGGCGCAACTTCGATCCGGGAAGTCGTGCTGCGTAAACCTCAGTCTGGTGCGCTGCGGGGACTCCGACTGCAGGCCGTAATGGAAATGGATGTGGCCTCGATGATGACGATTATCCCCCGTATTTCCAGCCCGGAACTGACTCCGCAGGAAATGGCAGAGCTGGACCCGGCAGACCTGGCTTCCATGTCGCTGGAGGTGGTTCTTTTTTTGCTACCGAAGTCGGCAACATCAGCTTTCCAACCGGCCTGATGGTTGATGATTTGGTGGCGGATATCGCCACCATTTTTCACTGGTCGCCGTCCGTTACTGACGTTATGCCGTTGACCGAGGTGCTGGAATGGCGACACAAAGCTATCCTGAGAAACGGAGTCAGTGATGAGTGATAAAAACCTGCGTCTGCAGGTCGTGTTAAATGCGGTTGATAAACTCACCCGACCTTTAAAAGTGGCACAGGCTGGATCTAAGGAACTGGCCTCTGCTGTCCGGCAGACCCGCGAGCAGCTTAAACGGCTCAACGATGCGGGAGGTCAGTTAAAATCCTTCGATCAGCTATCCCGGAGCCTGAGCCGGACCAGTACCGAACTGGACCAGGTGCGGCTGCGTGCGCAGATGATGACCCGCGAAATGTCAGCCCTCGAATCCCCCACCAAAAAGCAGACAGCGGCGCTTGAAACGCAATGGCGGGCCGTGTCGAGGCTGGAGCAAAAGCAGGAGCAGGAAACGCGGCAGATGGCGGCAGCCAGGGCGGAACTGTACCGCCTCGGCATCTCTGCGGGAGGCGGTGCCCGTGAAACGGCACGCATTACCCGTGAAACGGATCGCTATAACAAACAGCTGGCAGAGCAGGAGCGGCGCTTGCGTGACGTTGGCGAGCGCCAGCGCAAGCTGAATGCGATCAGGGCAAAAGCCGATAAGATGCGCGATGTGCGCAATAGCCTTGCCGGGAACGGCGCAGGAATGGTGGCTGCAGGTGTGGCAACGGGGGCAACGCTGATGGCACCCATTCGCGCCTACTCGGAATCAGAAAACGCCGCTAACCAGCTGGCAGGCTCGATGATGGGGCCTGGCGGAAAGGTTGCGCCGGAGTTTGAGAAGCTAAACAAGCTGGCAATCGCCCTGGGGGACCGGCTGCCCGGCACCACGGCAGACTTTCAAAACATGATGACCATGTTACGCCGCCAGGGTATGTCTGCGCAGGTCATCTTGGGAGGGCTGGGTGAGTCGGCGGCGTATCTCGGCGTGCAGCTGCAGATGGCCCCGACGGATGCGGCAGAGTTTGCCGCGAAACTGCAGGACGCCACGCAGACCACCGAAAAAGACATGATGAGCCTGATGGACGTGATCCAGCGGGGTTATTACGCGGGGGTTGATCCGGGAAATATGCTGCAGGGTTTTGCAAATATCAGCAGCGCTATGGACATTATCAAGCAGAAGGGCCTGGATGCTGCGAAAACATTTAGTCCACTTCTCGTCATGGCCGATCAGGCGGGGATGGCCGGAGAGTCAGCGGGTAATGCCTATCGTAAAATTTTTCAGGCCACGCTGGATGCCAAAAATATTAAGAGCGTAAACGACGGGCTGAAAGGAAAAGGTATCAGGTTTGATTTTTCCGACGGGAAAGGCGGATTTGGCGGCCTGGAAAAGATGTACGCGCAGTTAGAAAAGCTTGAAGAATTAAATGATGAAACAAAACTTGCAACGCAGAAAGCCCTGTTTGGTAACGATAACGAGGTGCTAAAAGCGCTGAATACCATGACGTCAAAAGGCATCGAGGGCTACCGTGAAACCGTCGCCAAACTGGAGAACCAGGCGACTCTGCGCGAGCGCGTCGATGCGTCTCTTAATACCCTGGGCAACAAATGGGAGGCGGCAACGGGGTCTTTTACTAATGCGATGGCAAGCATTGGGGAAACTGTCTCGCCAGTGCTTAAAACGCTATCTGACTGGCTGGGGAATCTGGCTTCCGGGCTGGATGGGTTGGTTAAACGGCACCCGCGGCTGACTGCTGCAATGTTTACAGTCGCTGCAGTATTCGCGGTTGCTGCGACAGCTGCGGGCGTGGTGTCACTGGCGCTGGCATCTATTCTGGGACCGATGGCCGTAGTGCGGGTAAGTGCAGGCATCCTCCAGCTTAAATTTGCTTCTGTGTTTGGTCTGGTCACAAAAGTTATTGGCGCAGCAGGCCAGGCTATCCTATGGCTGGGCAGGCTGATGTTTGCTAACCCAATATTGGCGGTTATTGGCTTGATCGCTATGGGAGCCATTTATATCTGGCAGAACTGGGAAACACTGGGGCCAAAATTTAAAGCGATGTGGGATGCTATCTCATCGGGAGTGACTGGTGCATGGGCGGTTATTAAGCAGACCATCAGTCAGAAATGGACTGAAATACTGAGTGATGTTGCCGCGCTGCCCGCGAAGTTTAAAGCGGTGGGAGGCGCAATCATTGACGGCATCCTGAGCGGTATCAATGAGAAGTGGGAGACGCTCAAGAGCAAGCTGGCATCGGTGAAAAACTATCTGCCGGACTGGATGACCGGTGGCGACAAATCACCGGGAACCCCACAGGCAAAAGGTGTGGGGGGATTTTTTGCCGGGATGTATGACAGCGGCGGATATATTCCGCGCGGGCAGTTTGGCATTGCTGGTGAGAATGGACCCGAGATCGTTAACGGGCCTGCATACATAACGAGCAGGAGACGAACAGCAGCCATTGCCGCTGCCACCTGGCTGACTCTGGGGGGGCTGGCACCGGAGACAGAGGCTAAACCACTCCACCCATACAGCCTGCCTGTCTCCGCATATAAGAGTCAGCAACAAAAGCCCGCTATAGTCACGCAAGCCCTGCCTGCGTCGATAGGGACAGTTGAAATCCATATTCACCAGCAACCGGGGCAAAGCCCGTCAGATGTGGCAGATGAAGTGATGAGACGTATTGAAGCAAAACAGAGAAAACTGGCAGCCCGTTCACGTAGTAACTTTAGCGACCAGGGGGGATACGATGTATAGCGTTAACTGCTTAGTGAGTGCAGGAATCTGTTGAGGAAATGATTGTTTCGGTTAGGGTCCGTGCTGCGGATCCGAACCGAATCTTTCTCTATATCGTTATCAGTTCTTCTATGAAAGGTTGATTGAAATTTTGATGGGGGCACAAAAAGGGGCATAAATTAAAATTGCACTTTATTTTTTCAATTATTACATGTGGTTGTTTTGTTTTTAGATTCCGGCCTTCGGCACCATCGGAACATCAATAGACGTCAACGGACGTCTTTTTTTGTGCCTGAAATCCAGTATCCGCAAGGCTTTCCTCGCTTTTTCACTCAACCTAAGTCAACCTGATTCAATCTACATCAACTTACTGATGCGGGTACAACTGCGGGTATTTCCCGGTTCGATAATGTTTGTACCCACACAGAACCCTTGAAAGGATACTCATCATGGCTCTGAGTGATGTGAAGGTTCGTTCGGCAAAGCCTGAAGCAAAAGCCTACAAACTGACTGACGGTGATGGCATGGTTTTGCTGGTTCACCCTAACGGCTCCAAATACTGGCGGCTTCGTTATCGCTTCGGTGGTAAAGAGAAGATGCTGGCGCTTGGGAAATACCCTGAGGTTTCGCTGGCGGATGCCAGGGCACGCAGGGATGAGGCCCGTAAGCTGTTAGCTAATGGCGTTGATCCCAGTGAAAACAAGAAAGCCGTTAAGGTAGAACAGGAGCAAGAGGCTATAACGTTTGAAGTGGTTGCCAGAGAATGGCACGCTAGTAATAAAAAATGGTCGGCATCGCATAGCGCTCGTGTATTGAAAAGCCTCGAAGATAATCTCTTTGCTGCCATTGGTAAGCGGAACATTACGGAGCTTAAGACTCGGGATCTTCTTGTACCCATCAAAGCGGTGGAATCATCCGGGCGTCTCGAAGTCGCTGCTCGTTTGCAGCAGCGTACTACCGCGATTATGCGCTTTGCTGTGCAGAGTGGGTTAATCGACTACAACCCCGCGCAAGAGATTGCCGGTGCGGTTGCTACAGCGAAAAGACAGCATCGTGCGGCTCTGGAACTTAACCGAATTCCTGAGTTACTTCATCGCATTGATCACTATTCTGGCAGACCCTTAACTCGATTGGCTGTTGAACTCACTTTGTTGGTCTTCATTCGTTCAAGTGAACTGCGTTTTTCCCGCTGGTCAGAAGTGGATTTTGAAACGGCCATGTGGACGATCCCTGGTGAGCGTGAACCGTTGGAAGGTGTAAAGCATTCTCAGCGTGGTTCGAAGATGAAGACTCCTCACCTTGTTCCTTTGTCACGGCAAGCCTTAGCCATTCTGGAAAAGATCAAAAGCATGAATGGGAATCGAGAGCTGATTTTCGTAGGCGATCACGATCCCCGTAAGCCGATGAGTGAGAACACGGTGAACAAGGCTCTGCGAGTTATGGGCTATGACACCAAAACGGAAGTCTGTGGGCATGGTTTCAGGACAATGGCCTGTAGCTCATTGATTGAATCGGGTCTATGGTCGAGGGATGCCGTAGAGCGGCAGATGAGCCATCAGGAGCGTAGCTCTGTTAGGGCTGCCTACATCCATAAAGCGGAACATCTGGGGGAGCGCAGGTTGATGCTGCAGTGGTGGGCGGATTATCTGGATGTAAATCGTGAGAAGGGGGTGAGTCCGTTTGATTTTGGGAATAATGGTAATATGTTGAAATGATTTAATTATTTATCGATTTTATAATTTAAAAGTGCGCTCGATATGGTCAACTGACTTGCTTGAAGAGTTTGGGGTTTTTTGTGTTTAGTACAGCACTACAAAATAGACGAACCCTTAAGAATTGGTCAGTTGCTGTGACGTTGGTCATTGCCCGGGAATATGTGGAAAGCTAAGATAAAGAGTTATGAGCCTTAAATATACGGATAGGCTTGCACAGCGATGGATTAAAACTTAATGATGACTAAATCCAATTTTGAGTTCCTGAAGGGCGTCAACGATTTCACCTATGCCATCGCCTGTGCGGCGGAAAATAATTACCCGGATGATCCCAACACCACGCTGGTGAAAATGCGTATGTTTGGCGAAGCGACGGCTAAACACCTTGGCCTGCTGCTGGATATCCCCCTCTGTGAGAATCAACACGATCTTCTGCGTGAACTGGGCAAAATTTCCTTTGTTGATGACAACATCCTTTCTGTATTCCATAAATTGCGCCGAATTGGTAACCAGGCCGTCCACGAATACCATAATGATTTGGATGATGCTCAGATGTGCCTGCGCCTGGGTTTCCGTCTTGCCGTCTGGTATTACCGGTTGGTAACCAAAGATTACGACTTTCCTGTGCCGGTTTTTGTGCTGCCTGAGCACGGTGAGGATCGCTACCACGCCGAAGTTCTCACCCTCAAACAGCAACTGGAACAGCAGACACAGGAAAAAGTACAAAGCCAGGCAGAACTGGAAGCTCAGCAGCAACGATTAATTGCACTCAACGGCTACATTGCCGTTCTCGAAGGCAAACAGCAGGAAACCGAAGCACAAACCAAAGCACGCGTGGCCGCACTGGAAGCGCAACTCGCCGCCAAAAACGCCGAGTTAGCAAAACAAACCGAACAGGAACGCAAGGCATATCATAAAGAGATTACCGACCAGGCTATCAAGCGCACACTGAATCTCAGCGAGGAAGAAAGCCGCTTCCTGATTGATGCCCAACTGCGTAAAGCGGGCTGGCAGGCCGATAGTAAAACGTTACGTTTCTCCAAAGGTGAGCGTCCAGAACCGGGTGTAAATAAAGCCATTGCCGAATGGCCAACTGGCAAAGATGAAACCGGGAAGCAAGGTTTTGCGGATTATGTTCTGTTCGTGGGCCTTAAGCCTATCGCAGTGGTCGAAGCAAAACGTAAAAATATCGATGTTCCCGGCAAACTCAACGAATCGTATCGCTACAGTAAATACTTCGATAACGCGTTCTTACGCGACACGTTGTTAGAACACTACTCTCCTGATGAAGTACATGAAGCGGTACCTGCTTACGAAATTAGCTGGCAGGACACCAGCGGCACACAGCGTTTTAAAATCCCCTTTTGCTACTCCACCAACGGTCGTGAATATCGCGCGGCAATGAAGACCAAAAGCGGTATCTGGTATCGCGACGTCCGCCATACCACCAATATGTCGAAAGCGCTGCCGGAATGGCATCGCCCGGAAGAGCTGCTGGATATGCTGGGCAGCGACCCGCAAAAACAGAATCAGTGGTTTGCCGATAACCCCGGAATGAGCGAACTGGGTCTGCGTTATTACCAGGAGGATGCCGTTCGCGCGGTAGAGAAGGCCATTGTTAACGGCCAACAAGAGATCCTGCTGGCAATGGCGACCGGTACCGGTAAAACCCGTACCGCCATTGCCCTGATGTTCCGCCTGATCCAGTCGCAGCGTTTCAAACGCGTCTTGTTCCTGGTTGATCGTCGCTCGCTCGGCGAGCAGGCGCTGGGATCGTTTGAAGATACACGGATTAACGGCGACACTTTTAACAGCATTTTCGATATCAAAGGATTGACTGATAAATTCCCGGAAGACAGCACCAAAATTCACGTCGCCACGGTTCAGTCGCTGGTTAAACGCACGTTGCAATCAGATGAACCGATGCCGGTCGGCCGTTACGACTGTATTGTCGTCGATGAAGCACACCGCGGTTACATTCTCGATAAAGAGCAGACCGAAGGCGAGCTGCAGTTTCGCAGCCAGCTGGATTACGTTTCCGCCTACCGTCGCATTCTCGATCACTTCGATGCGGTAAAAATTGCCCTGACCGCCACGCCAGCGCTGCACACGGTCGATATTTTCGGCGAGCCGGTTTACCGCTACACCTACCGTACGGCGGTGATCGACGGCTACCTGATCGATCAGGATCCGCCTATTCAGATCGTTACCCGCAATGCGCAGGATGGGGTCTATCTTTCCGAGGGTGAACAGGTGGAACGCCTGAACCCACAGGGCGAGCTGATCAACGACACGCTGGCTGACGATCAGGATTTTGAGGTTGCCGATTTTAACCGCGGCCTGGTGATCCCGGCGTTTAACCGTGCGGTATGCGGTGAGCTCACCAAATACCTGGATCCCACCGGGCAACAAAAAACGCTGGTGTTCTGCGTCACCAACGCCCATGCCGACATGGTGGTTGACGAGCTGCGCACCGCGTTTAAGAAAAAGTATCCGCAGCTGGAGCACGACGCGATTATCAAGATCACCGGTGATGCCGATAAAGACGCGAAGAAAGTGCAAAGCATGATCGTCCGCTTCAACAAAGAGCGGCTACCCAATATTGTGGTTACCGTCGATCTGTTGACCACCGGCGTGGATATCCCGTCAATCTGTAATATTGTGTTCCTGCGCAAAGTCAAAAGCCGCATTCTCTACGAGCAGATGAAGGGCCGTGCCACGCGTCTGTGCCCGTCGGTGGGGAAAACCAGCTTTAAGATTTTCGACTGTGTTGATATCTACAGCTCGCTGGAAAGCGTCGATACCATGCGCCCGGTGGTTGTGCGTCCACAGGTGGAACTGCAAACGCTGGTCAATGAAATTACCGACTCAGAAACCTACAAAACCATTGAAGCGGATGGCCGCAGTTTTGCCGAGCACAGCCATGAACAGTTGGTCGCTAAGCTGCAGAGAATCATCGGCCTCGCCATTTATAACCGCGATCGCAGCGAAGCGGTGGATAAGCAGGTTCGCCGTCTGGACGAGCTGTGCCTGGATGCCGCGGGCGTCAACTTTGGCGGTCTGGCCTCACGCCTGCGGGAAAAAGGACCGCACTGGAGCGCCGAGATTTTTAATAAGCTTCCCGGCTTTATCGCCCGCCTGGAAAGGCTGAAAACCGATATCAACACTCTGCGCGATGCCCCTATTTTCCTCGATATTGACGATGAGGTGGTGAGCGTCAAATCGCTGTACGGCGATTACGACACGCCGCAGGATTTCCTCGAAGCGTTTGATGAGCTGGTGCAACGCTCCCCGAACACCCAGCCCGCGCTGCAGGCGGTGATTAATCGCCCGCGCGACCTCACCCGTAAAGGGCTGGTGGAATTGCAGGAGTGGTTTGACCGCCAGCATTTTGAAGAGTCATCCCTGCGCAGCGCGTGGAAAGCGACGCGCAATCAGGATATCGCCGCCCGGCTGATCGGCCACATCCGCCGTGCGGCGGTGGGGGATGCGCTCAAACCGTTCGACGAGCGTGTCGATCACGCGCTGACGCGTATCAAGGCCGAGAACGACTGGAGCGATGAACAGCTAAGCTGGCTCGACCGTTTAGCGCAGGCGCTAAAAGAGAAGGTGGTGCTCGACGACGATGTTTTCAAAACCGGCAATTTCCACCGCCGCGGCGGTAAGCCAATGTTACAGCGTGCCTTTGACGACGACCTCGACAGCGTGCTGGATAAGTTCAGCGATTACATCTGGGATGAGCTCGCCTGA